TCCCCCGATGGGTCGCCGTACTGCTCGTGACGAAGATGGCGCTTGATGAGGCCGAGGGGCGCGAAAAGATGGCGCTTGACCTCCTACGCAAACATCTGCCCGCGGCGAAGGATTCAATTCAATGAAGGTCAGAATGCTGGACGGCAGCGGCTCGCGTGATTACCGCTACGTCTTCGTCCAGAACCCCGGCAACCGGGTTTTCTTTCAGCGCGAGTCGCGCGCCCCGATCCGCACGCCGCGCATCCGGTTGCGCGAGCTCCCCGGCACGGACGCTTTCGATCTGGAATACCGCCGCGCCTTCAAGGGCGAGGACATCGAGCCGCCGAAGATGGGGCGCCCGAAGATCGTCATCGAGCGCGCCGTGTCGAACACGCTGCGGTGGCTGGTCGAGCAATATTTCGGCTCGCGGGCCTGGAAAGAGCTCGACGCCGATAAGACCCAGCCGAAGCGGCGGCACGCCCTCGAATCGATCTGCCGCGAGATACACGTTTCGACCGGCGAGCCCTACGGCAACTTGCCCCTGGCGAAGCTCAACAGCGGTCACGTCGCCGCGCTGCGCGACAGCCCGGACGCCTTCAGCACCGGCAACGAGCGGGTCAAAGCCTGCAAAACGATGTTCAAGTGGGCGGCCGCGGAAAAGCCGGACGCGTTGACGCCGGCACTGGTCGCGCAGAACCCGGCGGCGGTCACGCTCCGCAAGCCGGCGCGCCCTGGCGGGCATCAGGCATGGAAAGAGCACAACGCGCAGGCATACGAGCGGACGCACGTGCTCGGGACCAAGGCGCGGCTAACCTCCGACCTGTTGTTTTTCACGGGCGCCCGGATTTCGGACATCGTGCGGATGGGTCCGCTCAACATCGTCGGCGGCAAGCTTTGCTGGACCGAGTGGAAGGGGCGCAATCGCCACGAACCCAAGGAACACAAGCTGCCGATCCTCGCGCCGCTGCAATCCTCGCTCGACGCCTTCAACGCGGCCCGCGGCAACGTCACGTCGAAAACCTTCCTGACGACGCGCACCGGCGCCGCCTATAGCGAACACTCGCTCGGCGAGGCGTTGCGGGCGTGGTGCAAGGAAGCGGGCGTCCCGGCGGGACTATCGGCGCACGGTTGCCGCAAGCTCGCGGCGATCCGCTCCGCGCACAACGGCGCCTCGATTAAGGCCATGATGTCGGTCTTCGGCTGGCGGACCGAAAAGCAGGCGCTCTACTACATCGAGCAGGCCGAAAAAGAACTGTTCGAGGAAGCCGGCGCGCCCGCGCTGATGCCGTTCCGGGCAATAGGATAGAGGAGTCGGGTTATGGGCGAGGCTAAACGGCGGCGCAGCCGCGCACGGGTTGGGTGGGAAGAAGCACGGCGCGAAGGGCACGCGCTGGGCGACGGCCCGGTAGAGGAGGAATATCACGACAAGATGAAGGCGATCGCGCAGGGGATCGACGAGTTCTTTAACGGGGACGGTCCTAAAAAGATCGGCTACGTCCTCATGACGTTCAATTTTGAGGACGAAGGACGATGCAACTATATGAGCAACGCCGACCGTCGCGACATCATCACGCTGATGAAGGAGATGCTTGCCCGGTTCGAGGGTCAGCCGGAGATCAAGGGTAGAGCGTAACCGAACAAGATGAGAACGAAAAATCCTATCACTTTATCCCCGGCGTGGGGTGCCTGATAGGAAAAGCGGGGTCTAATTGCTTGAATATAAACACCCGTCTTTCCGGTCGCCTACTCAAGCCCGGACTTGGGTATTGGAACAAACACAACGGCTTAGCCCACCTGATAGAAAAATAATGTTCCGCGTTATCTTGTCTTTAACCGGCGGTTCCTATCAAGCTCCGTTTGTGGCGAACCACCCAAATCGCAAACAATACCGGGTGCGGCTGACCGGCCGGGAAATCGACTTGCTGCTCGATCTGCTCTACCGGGTGATCGAGCATCAGGTTAAAGGCGGCTACCGAAACGCGGCCCACTTTGAGCGGATCGCCGACAAATTGGTAAAGGCGGACGAACTATCCGATACCGGCGCCTAGCCGGGTTGCCCGCGCCTCGGGGTTCAGGGGCTTGGAAACGAAACTATGAATAGCTTTTTTGCGCTTGTCGTTTTTTGTGCCGTCGCCGTGTTGTCGGTCAATTGCAATCTGGCTCTTTTCGAGTGCGGCAGCGCGACCGGGACGGCCGGCACCCGCGCGGATTACCGCCTGTTGGTTGGGGAGAACGTTTGATGTTGAAGTATTGCAGCGCTCTCGCGCTCGTCGCGGCGATCGGCGCAACGCCCGCCGCGGCGTCACAATGGCAAACGGCCGCGGGCGCCGTGGTCTGCCCGAGCTACTTCGCGATGAAAGACGGCGAGGCCGCCGCCGATCACGGCGACATGGCGTGGTTGCAGCAAACCGGGTGCACGCGAATACAGGGTGGCTTGCCGGTTATCATCTTGCAGGAACCGCCGCTCGACGTTGTGAACCCCTGGCGCGTCCGCGTAGCAGGGCAGACCGTCTATATGCGCGGGTTCAACGTGGTCGGGTTCATCACGAAGAACGGGAAGCGCGTCGGGCCGTTGCCCTACCACGAAACTTATTGGAAGTGCGAATCAACATGCTCGATAGCCGGGACGGATGTTCGGTGCGTATCTCCCTGCACCGACACGCCGCACAACTAGGGGACTGCCCAACGGTGAAGCCCTTCCTCGTCTGGTCCGAGGAACACGGCGCATGGTGGCGGCCCGGACGCGCGGGCTATACGCGGTCAATCCGCGAGGCCGGTCGCTACTCGCTCGACGAGGCCGCGGCTATCGTCGAGAACGCGAACCGCTACGTGCGGGACGGGTTCAACGAGGTCGCAGTGTTCGACCCGATGCAACGGCCCGAGCCGCAATGCTGAGAGTTCAGCGCCGACAGTGCGCGACGTGCATCTTTCGCCCGATGCACGATCCGGCTTGGCTTAAAAGCCTGCTCGACGAAATCCGCGACCCGCGCATGGGCGGCTTTTTCGAAGGCTATCGCGTCTGCCACTATAGCAACGACGCCGTGTGCGCCGGCTTTTGGGCGCGGCATAAGGACGACTTTACCGGCGGACAACTTGCCCAACGCCTCGGCCTCGTCGAGCTTGTCGACGACGACGGAAGGGATGACGGCTAGCCCCGCAGCCCCGGCAGGAAGATAAACAAGGCGACCAACAGGACCGATATCCACGCCAGCCAGCCCGAGGCCGTGGCGACTGCGGGCGGGAATTGCGGGATCGGCAGCAACGCGAGCAGCCACAAAAACAGCGTCACGACGAGCAGGACTTCGATAATCATGGCTTGCCTCCCTTAGCTTCGAGTGCCCGGACGTCGTGTTCGAGGGCGTCGAGCCGCGCGGTCGCGGCCTCGGCCTCGCCGGCCTGCGTCAAACAGCGGTCGACGATCTTGTCGACGAGCGCGGTGCGTTCCGTCATGCGGTTGTCGAGGAACCAGAGAATCGCGCCGATGAAGATCGCGTTGATAAGTACGAGCCCGAGGAATGCCGGCGGCAGCGTGGTAATCAGGTTCTGACCAAGGCGCGCGACCGCGCCGATGGCGCTTTCGTTTGGCGGCGGCGCCGGGTCGGCCATCGTCAGGCGTCGGCGTGCTCGGCCTCAGTTACGCGGTCGTGTCCGTTGACGTGCGGCGTCCGCGCGGCTGCGGCCTGTAGCTGCTCGGTGATACCGACCATCAGCGGATTGACGATCCGCCACGGCGCTTCGCCGATAATCGCGAGGACTTGATTCCATTGCTGGGCTTCAAAGCTGATCGATACGACGTCGGTTGCGTTCAACATGGGGCTTAGACTCCTTCCAATGCGGTGAGGCGGGCGGCCAGTTCCTTCACCGCGTTGATTAGCGCGAACGTGAGCGGGGTATGATTGAGGGTTGCATACGCCTCGCCGTCGGGCAGCGTGGCGCTGCCGTGCAAGTCGCTCATATGCGCGCAATCTTCGGCAATAAGGCCGACATGGACGCCCCCATCCGGGGCGAGGCCACCGGCGCCGGAATAACGGTAGCGCACCGGCGATAGCGCGAGGACTGCCTCTAAACCGTCATCGTAGGGCGCGATATCGGTCTTTAGTTCGCGCGCAGAGGGCGCGGCCCAGGTGCCGCCGCCCGGTTTGACCGCGTTGGTGGCGGCGGACGAATAAACCGTCAGCGCCCCTGTAGTTGCGGACGCGTCCAGCCCCATCAAGGCAGCCGTGCTTGGAGCCTGCCAAAGAAAACCAGTAGGTTGGCCCGCACCAAGAATGCTGTGAAAATAGGACGCATCGGCTTGCATAAGCGCGCCGTTGAGATGGACCGTGCCGGGAAGCGTGACATCACCGGAAAAGGTCGCGGTGTTGCCGTTGAGGACGAGCGAGTTGGCCCCCGCAGTACTAAAGGTGAGCGAGCCAGAACCAGTATTGCTCAGGCTTGCCGCGCCATTAACCCCGGCATTGCGAAGGATGCGGAAATCAAAGTCACTCGCAGCGGTTCCGTGAAAGTCTACATAGGCTACGCCATCGCCCGTACGCCCCCCACCAACTTCGATCCCGCAACCCCCCGTCGACACGCCCTGCCCAATGACGAAGGCACTCCCGATCGTCATAGCGCCATCCGCAGCAGTGAGGATGTTGCCGCCGCAGGCGGTGAACGTACCCGAGAATGTCGCGGTGTCGCCGGCGAGGGTCAGGCTGTTGTGTTGCGCGACCGTCCCGGCGGGGGTTGTCCAGAAGGTCAGCGTCGTGCCCTGCGCCGTGTCGGACCAATTTTCGTTCGCGGTAAAGTTGGCCGCACCGCCGCCGGTCGTGCTGTAGGCTGTGGCACCACGCCCCTGGGTTCCGATTTGCAACAGGACATCACCGCTTTGCACCGCTGTCGGCGCTGCCGCCGTGCCACGCGAGCGGCGGCCAAAAACCTGCGGTGCCGCCGTGCCATAACTATCGAGCAGCAACAACGCTGCCGTTTCGGAGGCAATCACCTCGAGCGCATTGGCCGTGATCGGCTGCGGCTGCGTCGCCGTGCCGTTGATGAGTAGACCGTGAACCGTGGGCGCGGCCTTGACCGCCACGGTGCCGTCAGCCCCTACGGCGAAAAAAGCCGGGTCGAATTGGTTAGGTCCAGAAACGGCCATGAGGATTTCTCCCGTTAATAGCGGCGATACCAAATCTGGTCGGTGCTGTTGTACCGCCAGGACATACCGCCCCCGGCGGTGAGCAAGTCGGTTCCGCCCTCGACACTGAGGCCGGCATCCGGCGACGTCACGGCGATTTGCGTTATCGCTTGCGACGCCGATAGCTCGAAGATTTGCCCAGCGGTCGGCCCCGGCGGCAAGTGCACGTTGAGCGTCGCGATGGTCCCGGCCGGATCGATCACAAAGGCGCCGAGGCCGGTCCCGGCAATGATCGTTTGCCCGGTCGTCGGTCTAACGTGGGTGAACGAAACCGTAAACGACCCGCCGAGAATGCTGTTGATGACGACCATCGTGTCGCTGACCATTGGCAGCAACCATTGCCGATGCCCGCCGTTCCGCATGTCCTTGTCGGTCGACCCGTCATCGCTGTAGGTGTTGCCGTTGACTGTTACTTGGGTCATGGCATCTATCCGATGATTTCTTCGAGTGAAATCGGCACTTCGTCGATGTCGAGTTGGGTGCGAGTGAACATATCCGGCTCGGCGAACTGAGCGAGAAACGCGGTGCGGACCCAATTTGTCGGGTCGTCCGGCTCGGGTAGCCAGAGGATCGGGTCGCAGATGTCTCGTTGCCGCACCATTTCGAACCACTTGGCGAGCGCCACATTGTGCTCGGCGTCGAACGTGCCTTTGAAGGTGCGCGGCTTTGACCGCTCGTCGGCGTACTTCGCGCCGCCCAGCGCTTCGGTGAGCACCGTTCGAAAGCGGAAGCCGTAGCGCGCGCCGAGCTTGTAATTGAATTGCGCTTGATACTGCGCGGCAATTTCGAGATAGCCGGCTTGCACATAGCCGGCGGCGTTGGTCGGGTCGCTGATATCGATCCGGATCGCCGCGGCGATATAGTCGAGGCCGACCCACCAGAGCCACAACCAGTTCGTCCCTTCTAGCTCGGCGTCGCCATATTTGCCGGTCCAGTAGTTGTCGTCTTCCCATTCCAGCGTGTCGTAGGGATAGACCTCCTGCCAGAGCTGGGTCATGCCGCTGTCGTAGATAAGCGCCGTCATGCCGTTGTCGGAATAGAGCCGCACCCGGACCTGTGCATCCGTCGTGCAATTGTGACGGGCGAGTCCAACCAGCCCGACACGCCGAGAGGTGTTTGACGTCGCGATGATGACGCAATCGGCGGCAGCGAGGCTTGCCGTCCGCGCGACGCGCGACAGCGGCAGCGATTGAAGGGCAGATTGCGGATAGTTCGCGCGCCAGTTTCCGCCGGACAGGCTGAACAGGTCGGTCACCGAGGGCCAGCCGAGGATTGCTGCCGTCATCAGATCAGCCCCAAATCGCCAGCGTGAGTATCGATCGAACGGTGTTGTATTCCATCCCGGTTATCAGCAACGGCCGCCCCGAATCGTACCCGAAACGGGGGATTGCAACGGCGACGGTCATCCCGAGGTCGAGCGCCTGGATTGCGTCGATGGTCAGCGGCGTGTCGACCTCGCCAAAATCGCGGTGGGTTTTGTAAAGGGCGAGGATGCGGTTTGCTTCCGCCTGGGCGTCCGCCTGAAGCGCCATCAGCGTCGTAAGCGTTTTTACTGCCGCGGCCGGGTCGGGAACCTTCACCGTGTCGTCCGAGGCGATGACGGTGCGTTCCTCTTTCGAGAGATAGGACCGCCGGTCGTCGGTAACGTCGCCGGCGATCCCGTTGCCGGTTTGCACCGTCCAATTGCGGGCGTAGTCGAGCGAGACTTTCCACGTCGGGATTCCGCGGTCGGGGTCGTTTGTCGGCAGAAACCGGAGGTCGGTCATATCGAGGTCGCCGGTCGCGGCGTCCGTCCCGATCCCGAACCGGCGCAGCGTCAGGATGGGGCTACCGGGAAGCTCTAGGCGTTGCATCCGCATGATGCTAAGGCGATCGGCGCCGTACCACGCGCCGACGCTCCCCAGGATTTGATCGAGCACCGCGGCGACCGTGGACGCGTTGTCGAGCCAAATCCCGACCGGCGCGGAGTTGTCCGCGTCGAGCGCGTCGACGTCATCTTCGTTTACCTCGGCGGGCGGGATCGCCCCCGGCCCGATCAAGACAGCCTTCGCGATCTGCGCGGCGGTCGCGCTGGCCGATTGCGTGACGTCAGCGGTCACAGTGCCAACCGGCGAGGTGCCGAGCCGAAAATATCCACCGGCGGGCCAGACGCGGAAGTAACCCGCAGCCGGCGCCGTTGCCATCATGTCGGCTTGCGACGTGTAGTTTGTTTGCTTCGGTAGCGCCGCGCCGGAATCGTATACCGCCGGCACGTCATACACGGCGCCGTCATTGACCTGATAGATGAGCAGCGCGGTATTGCAGGATGGCGGCGAGACGTTAAGAACCTGTCCGAAGACGAGCGGCTTGGGCTTGTCCTTCAAATCGTCGACGCCTTCGAGCCCGTCGGGCAGGACGTTGTTCCCGAGGTAGTTATGCGGCTGCATCGGGCCTTGAAGGTCTTGCAGCCGGTCTTTCAGCCGAACTCGCGTCTCTGCGAGGTCGAACAACACCTGATCGACCCGGCCTTTGATAAGCGTCACGAACGCCGAGTAAGCGGTGTCGCTGTCGCCGATCAGCACGGTGCATTGCTGGCCGGCGAAGCCCCAAGGGCGCAGATAGTCGAGCGCGCCATCGGGGTTGCTTAGGATCAAATCCCCCTGTGACACCGCGCCCTCGCCGCCGGTGGTGTTCTTCGAGAAGATGTCCCGCCGAAAGGTCGGCGGCTCGGTCATCCGGGCCGCGTAGGGTCCGGGCGCGGTCGGGTCCAAATAGGGCTGCGAACTAAAGCGGATGACCGTCAGTCCGGGCCCGCTGGTGTCGTAGCCTTCGAGCTCGATCAGATAGGTAAGCATCAGCCGAACGCTTGCCGGCGCAACGTGTTTTGAATGTCGTTCATGGCGTCAAGCTGGGCGCCGTTAACGCCGGCCATCCATTCGTCAAACTGCACCGTGACTTCGGCCAGGAACTGAAGGTATCGGCGGATTTGGTCGAGTTGGTTGACTTGAGCCGCGCCCCACCCGGCGATGCGATTGCTCATATCGGCGATGACGTTATAGATATTTTGCGACCAAGCGACGGTGTTCGCGTTGATGCCGCCGAGCGTCGAGTTGATGGCGTTCCCCCAACCGACAACGCTCCCGTTGACATTCCAGACCGCCTCGGCAATGCCGCCGGTTTGCCCCTGCCAGCCGATCGCGCCGACGATCGAGTTGGCGGCGGAATAGATCGCGGCGATGGTGGTCGCGCTGATCGAGTAGAGCGAACCGACAACTGCGTTGGAGCTATCGAAGGTCGCGCCGATTTGGTTACTCGATGACCCGTAGATCGCGCCGACCTCGGCGCCGGCGGCGGCAAATATCGAATTCGTAATGGCCGCGGTGGTCGCGTCGGTTTTGGCGGCGACGGCCTGCGCGTCGGCGGCGATCTGCGCCGTGAGCGTCGAGCTTTGCGCCTGATTGGCGGCGAGCAGGGCGCCCGAATTCGCTTCCTGCTGCTGCATCATGCTCGCGGCGTCTTCCTTGCTGCCGGCGAGCAGGGTTTGCGCGTTGGCTTGGTTGCTCGCGAGGAGCGACACGGTTCCTTGCGCCGCGGAGACGGTGCTTGCCGCTACCGCGTCGGACGTACCAACGGCAGCGGCAACGACCGCGGAGTTATCGGATTTCTTTGTCAGCAGATCGAGGCCGACCGTCACCGCGCCGACGATCGAGGCCGACCCGGCGCTGGCGTTGGTAATGATCGCGTTGCTTGTGTCAATCGTGGTGCCGGTGATCGCGTCGCTGCTGTCGCCGGTGGCGGCGATGATATCGCGCGACGTGTCACGGCCAGCCTGGACGATCTGCGCGTTTGTCGAGATGGTCGTGGCGACGATCGTCGCGGCGCTGGCGTTGGTGGCGGTCCCTACGGCGTCGACGGTCTTTTGGCCGGTGTTGGTGATCGCGTCGACGATGGCGTTCGTGGAGGTCTGATCTGCGCTCGGCACGCCGGGGAGCGCCGCAAGCTGTCGCTTGATTTCCTCAAACTCAGCACTGCCGGCCGGACCGCTCGCGAAGTAGCCGAGTAGCGCTTGCTTGAGACTATCGGCAACCCCGGTGATCCCCTGCAACGCGGTGAGGTCGCCGCCTTGAGCAAGGCCGAGTTGCGTCCCGAATTGCGACCGCGCGGCGGTCAGCCGCGACAGCGGCGACGTGTAGTCCGGCCCGGTTTCGAGGCTGTTCAGATATTGCCGGATTTGCAGGCCGGCTTGGAGGATCGCATTGTGCCGCGCCTCGGCGTCGGCGGCGGCTTGTGTCGCCGTCGCGGCATCATTGGACGCCTGTATCAGCCCCTTGGCTTCGTCGACCCACGACGCGAACGCCGGGTTGAGGTCGGCCAGGACTTTGCGCGACTCTTCAAGCTGATCGTTGTTTAGCTGGCGCAGGACGTTCAGCGCGGCTTGATGCTCCGTCTCTTGCGCCATGTTGACGGAAGCGTCATCGAGGCCGATCGCCCGCGCTTGCGCTTGTGTCGCTTGCCGGTTCTGGTCGAGCGTCCGAAGCTGCGAGAGATAGTCCGCGCCGCGCGCCGTATCGTAAGCCTGCAATATCTGGAACTGCGCGGCTTGCCGATTGAGCGCCGCCGTCGCGGCTTCGGTCGCTGCCGCCGCATCCTTCGCGGCCTTCGCCATCGCGGGGAGGTCGGTATAGCCGAGTTCCGATACCGCGGCGATGACCTGATCGAGTTGCGTCGAGCTCAGCGGCGCGATGATCTGGGCAAAGCTGTTGTTGAGTATTTGGCCGATCTGGTCGGTAACGCCCCTGTCGCCGCCGAGCCCGATCGCGGACGCTTCCTGATTGAGTGACTTGTAATTCGCGACTGTGGTCTGAATGTCGTTGAGGAAACCGGAACCCGTCGAGGTGTTAAACGCGGTGTTGAGCGCATCCTTGAAATCGCCCTGTAACCGCTTGGTCGCTTCCGCGAGGCCGGCATTGAGGGGATCGAGCGACAACCCGAACTTATTCGCCTGATCGGTCAGGGCGGCGAAGGTGGCATTGATCTGATCCATCGCCGTAGCGAATGGGCCCTTCACCTGATCCGCGGCCTGCTCGACGGACTTAAAGGCATCGTCGGCCGCGGTCTTTACCGCGTCGTAGGCGTCGGCGAACTGCTTCGCCTGCGTTAGCTGATTCGGGTCTTAAAACTGGTCGTAGCTGAGCGAGCCCAGAACCTTTTGCGCCGTCTCGGAAAACTTAGACAGATCGATTTGTTTAAACAGAAACTCGCCGATCTGGTTCGAAAGCGAAGCTTGATCGGCGGCGCTGAAGGTCTGGGCGCCGAAGCCGCCGCGGAGTACCGCCTTTAGGCCGTCCCTGCTGCCGGCCTGCGCGATCAGCGTTTCCTCGGGGAGTATGGTTTGCCCGAGTATTTGATTGATGCTTTGGATTGTCTGCGCGATGGGCGCGACGATTGATTGGCTGGCCGCGTCATTGGCGGCGACGCCGCTGCTCGATGTGGCGCCGAGCGCACCGGAGGCAATCGATACGTTTGCCGTGCTGGCGAGGTTCGGCGGCTTGCTGTTGCCGAACAGCCCGCTAAGGAATTGTCCGGCCAGGCCGCCAACAATTGAGCCGAGCGGCCCCGCGAACGAGCCGAGCGCGCTACCGAGAAGCGCCCCGCCGGCGAGGCCGCCGAGCAAGCCGCCGGCACCGCTCGCGATCGTGCCGCCAATGCCCTGATTGCCGAACCCGAGCAATTGACCGGCGAGCGAACCGACCGTGCCGCCGAGGCCGGCGAACCCGAGCGCGCCGGTAAGCGTCGTCCCACCGAACAAGCCGGCGCTAACACCGCTCCCGGCGACGTCGGACGTGGCGCCGGTCGTCAGGTTCGTAAGGATGCCTTCGCCGGCCCCGCTGCCCGCCGCAATGTTCGAGCCGGACGAGGCAAAGCCGATGCTTGTCCCGATCTTGTTATTCAGGAAGTTCGTGATACCGCCAAAGATGCCGCCGCCGCTTCCGCTGCCGCTGCCGAGCGATACGACGTTCCCGGCGGATGAAATCGTGGCGACTGTGTTGCCGCTGCTATCCTTGATCGTGGCGCCGCCGCCGGAAGCGGCTTGGCTGCTATTGCCGGCGCTGAACAAGCCGCCGAGCAAGCCGGCGCCGCCGCCGCCGAACGTCCCGAAGCTTTGCGCGGCATTGGGCGAGAATATCGAGAGCACCGAGCCGATCGCCGGCTTGATGATCGCCATATCGAGAAGCTGGGTCTGGATCGACGCCAGAACTTGCTTAAAGATCGTCCCCCACGATTCGATCTTTTGCCCGCTGAATAGCTTTTCTAGCTGGCCGGTGATCGCGCTATCGATGGTCTGGCCGATCGACCGGAACGTGTCATCGATCCGCTGCTGTTCGCGCTGCGCCTCTTGAAGCTTCACGACCAGATCGGCTGTCGCCTCAACACTTGCGAGTCGTGCGTCTTTTTCTTTCTGGCTCAGCAGCGGAAACTTTTCTTCGATGTCCTGCTTCGCTCGCAGGATCGTGATCTGTCGCTGGATTTCGTCCGACGTCTGGCCGACTAGGCCAAGTTGCGCCGTCAACAGTTGCTGGGTGTCGGTCTGCGCCCGGATGTCCTCGGCGTTTTGCACTTTTTCAGCGGAGGCCATTTTGCCGAGGATGATCGCGCGGCGTTCTTCGATCTGTTGCGTCTTGTCGACCGCGTTCCCGTACATCTGGGTGACTTCGGCCAGCGCTTGCGTCGTCGCTTGTTGCTCGACAACCGCCTTGCCGCTTTTCGCGTATGCGGCGGCGAGGGCGTTTTCCCCAATGGTCGCGTTATCAACAGCCGTGTTTTGCTGGGTGAACGCAGCGGTGGTCTTCGCTACCGCCGCCGCAACATAGATTTGCTCTAGCTGGGTCTTTTGATTGACGTCCAGCCCCAGCCGCTCCGCGTCGGTTGCGGCGCGTTGCTTCGCGGCGAGAACGTCCGCGCTCAACCCCATTTGCTGGGTGACGGCGATATTGTCCTGTTCGGACTTCGTGAGCCGGTCAGTCTCGACCTGCTGTTGTGCCGTAGCGCCGGGGGTGCCGGTGACCGTAGCGCCGGGGGTGCCGGCGGGTAGCTGGCCTTGCTTTGCCTGATTGCTGGCAACCTCGCGGTTGGCGCCGATACCGTAATGACCGGGATCGGGATTGCTAAAGAGCGAACCGATCGAGATTTGAAGGCCGCGCGTCTGCGCTGCCGTCAGTATTGCTCGATCCATTTCCGGCGTCGGAAGCCCGCCGCCCATGCTTGGCCGTCCGACGATGCCTGTATCGACCGGCCTGCCGCCAGCATCAACAACCCGAACATCGACCGCATCGCCGCCGGGGTGAAGGCTATCCCCCGAGCGACTGCCCACGCCCGAGAAAATCTGAAAGCTCTGCCCCGGCGGGAGCACACTTGATGCGTCGCCCAATATCTGCCGTAAAGTCTCGACGCCCGGTGCTGTTACAACCCCCGGAGCCATCGAGACGCGCCCCGCCGTCCCCGTCCCCGTCGCGGTCGGCGGCGCAATCGGGATAACCTGCCCTTGCTGCCCGCCGCTGAAGTATCCCGGCCCCGATGGCGTGCCGCCGAATAGCTTCGTCACGTCATTGGCGAGGCCCGCCATGTCAGAAAAGAATTTCTGAAGGTTCGGCGCGATCTGTTTGCCAAGGGTATCAAGTAGATTGTCCCACGCCTTCGCCAGTTCGTTTGTCGCCGTTTGGAACGGCGTTAGGCTGTCTTTGTAGAAATGCGTTACCTTGGTATCGAGCAGCGCGAGGATTTGCGTCAGGGCTTGGGCGCTTTGGCCGTTCCGCGCCATTTCCTCGAAGTTCTTCGCCTGGGCTGCGGTCAGCGCGCCATAGTGCGTCGCCAGATCAATCGTCGCCTGGACCCCGCCGGTGAGCGCCTTTGTCACGTCATTGATGCCGGCAGCGGTGCCGCTGCCGGTAATCGCGCCGATACCGGCGCCGGCCCCTGCGATCTGTCGCGAGAAGGCCGGGTTCAGCCCCGAGGTCGATATACTGGTGATCGCCTTGCGCGCCTCGTCCGCACTGAGGCCGAGGTCGCGCATATCCTTCGCGGCCTTTTCCAACCCGGCGCCGGTCGCGAGGCCCGCGTCACCGATGCCGGCCAGAGTGATGTTGAATTGCTTAATGTGCTGCTCTTCGCTGATGGCGTGCGCGCCCAACGCGACAAGCGCGACGGTCACGGCGCCGAGCGCGACACCGGCGGCGCCAGCGGCTATGCCCATCCCGCCGAGGCTTCGCACCAGCCCCGGTATCGCCGGCCCGATCTGGAATAGCTGGGTCTGGAACGTCCGCGCCGCGCTCTCGCCGGCGGCCAAGCTTTGCACGACGTTGACGACGCCGGATCGCAAAATCTCGGTGTCGGTAAAGGTCAGCTTTGCCGCATTGCCGAGATTGCCGAGAGCCTTCGCGTTGTCGTTGGCGCCCTTCGTGCCGGCATCATTCGCCGCGTTGCTTTTGGTGAGGTTCGCGAGCGCTTCTTCACGGCGCCGGGTGACGAGCTCGGTCGCTCTGGCGAGGTCCGCGGCGCTGTCGACGCCCGACGCCTGCGCCTTGGCGATCTGGTTGAGGCCGCGTTGATAATCGAGCTCGGCCTTTGTCGCCCTGTCGAGCGTGCCGATAAAGCGGGTTAGCTGGGTGACGGTCCCGCCGGTCGCGGTATTGATAACCTGAAAGCTGGCGCCGGTGTTTGTGTTCGCCGCGGCGAGGCTGGTCGCGGATGCAGTGGCTTGGTTCTGGCTGACGCTAAGCGCTTTGATGAGGTCATCGGCCGTTTTGACCTGATCTAGCCCGGTGACTCGAAGCTGATAGGTAGCGGTCGTTACCGTGTCAGCCAACCGCGCCCCCCAGGTCGAACCGGCGCCCGCCGATCCCCGCCGGCCGAGGCCGCGGGGGCGGCGGTTTGTCGGTCGTCTTCGAGCTTTCCGCGGCTATCGACGCCCGGAGCATCCCGAGGAAGACCAGGGCGCGCGCTTCCCAGGCTTCGAGGTCAATCCCCATGACCTCGCGCCAGGACCGCAGCGCTTCCCAGGTAATGACCGCGGGCCCGAAGCCGGTCGGGGCGATGCCGAGCGTCAGTTCTTGGAACCACTGCCAGAGATAGGTCAGCAGTTCGGGGAACGCGGGCGGCGCGTCCGCGGGCTTCGGGGCGGTGATCGGCGACTCGGCGCGGCGATCGGGACGGCGCAACGCGGCGGGTATCTTCGCCCATTGCGCCTTGCCCGACTCGACGTGCTGGCGTTCGGTCGACCCGTCAGCAGCGGGGCGGTTGCCGCGGAACTCGAACTCGGCCCAAGCAATCAATGCTTGAACCTCGCGGGCATAAAATTTGCGCGGTCAGCCGACCACGCGTCGACCTGCTGCCGCAGCCAGAAAGCGCCCGGGTCTTCGTAAAGCTCGCGCGCCGCCTCGGCACTAAACGGCTTGTCGATCGGCTGGCCGTCAAAGTCGACGAGCGACCATCCAGCGGTGAGCGTCACCAGCAGGTCGGTCGCTGCGGCGTCCTGTTCCTCCGGGGTCATCTGCGTGCGGCCGCCGCGTTGTGCGATAGCCTGCCGCATCCGGATCAAGTCGCGCTGATGCGCCTTCGAGCGCGCGGAGTCGTTCGAATAGACGTCGACCCATCCGCCTTTTAACGCCTCGTTGGTCCGGGGATGCAGGATCGGCATCCGGCTTGCGGTCCCGACGTCGAGGTGAAGCCCCTCGAAGGGCGAATTGTTGCTTTTCATCGTGAGCGGTCCCTTATGGCGGTAAGGAAAAGGGCGCGACGACCCGCCAGCCATCGCGCCCCCCGGTAGCACTACCGATCCGCCGGGTAGGACGGCGGACGGCGATCCCGTGGCAGCGGGATTTCACGCGGCACTGTCGAAGATTTGCATCGTGGTTTGCTCGACGCCGCTCGCGGTCCCGATGTACTTCAGTGCCGTGAACGGGATCGTCAGCGTCTGCGCGCCTAGCCCTTGAACCGCGACGTCGGCGTCAGAGAACTTGACCCGCGGTAGCAGCATCGTGACCGTGGGCGCATCCGGCGCGTTGGTCGTGGCGAGCGACACGAAAATCTCGATTTCGTCTTCGTTGAGAAAGTTTCGAATGAACGTGTTGTCTTCGAGCATGGCGGTCATCTGCCCGGTGATCGCGTTCGTCCCTTGAAAGACTTCAGGAACGAAGTTTTGCCCGACGACGGCATCCGAACTCGACTGCAAGTCCATCGCCAAGGTAAGGCCGGTCACGACGCCGACGACCGACCCGCCGACCAGCAGCATTCCGTTGACCGCGGCGAAGATACCGGCGGTTGTTTCCGGTGCCGGCGCGGTGAAGAACGGCGCCACACCAAGCGGCGACACGGCGTCGTAAAGCTCCATGTCGCGCCCGAAGAACGGAAACTCGATCGTCGACATGCCCGACGCCGGAAGCCCGAGGTTGAACCCGCCGACGCGGCATTCAGTGTATAAGCGCGCCGATGCGATATCTTCGTGGAAGACTTCCAGCCCGAACTTGCGGCGGGCGAACCCGGTCGACGGGATGAAAAGATGCTTACCCGGCGAGTTGACGGTAAAGGTCAATTCCGCGGCCATATCGGCCGGCGGCGCCGGGGCCACGGTGATGGTCGCGTTGGTGATCCCGCCGAACGCGACCGCGACAAATTGCAACCCGTTAAACTCGGTCGCGCTGACCCCGGCGAGCGAAAAGATGCTGCCCTTGCGGAAACCGCTCGCCACCGGATCGCCCGACCCGAAGGTGATCGTCGAGGCGGTCTTGTTGGCGACCACGCTGGTAAAGGTCGACTGATCCAACGGGGTATCTTGCGCGTCGGTCGCGGTGCCGCGGAACCCGGCCTCGAACAGCGGGAAGTAGGTTCCCGGCGAAAACTCGCCGCTGACGTTGCCGGTAACGCGCCGGGTGCCGTGGCGCATATCGACGACCTGCCGATCAGAGCGGATTTCCGTCGCCTGATAGCTGTCCTTGGCGAGTTTGATGGTGGTGGCGACGCGGCGCAGGACTTGCCCGCCGGTCGGACCGGGATCGGTCGAGGATACCGCCTGCGTGTTGCTGTCGATAACGCCGGTGGTATAGGGCTTGTAAGCGACTCGGGCGCTTACGCCTTCCGCGAGGCTCATGGCTTAGGCTCCGTCACAATGCCGTTGCCCAAGCGGCGTTGCGGCTGGAAACCTCGCGCGGGCTTCACGCGAGGGGTTCGGGGTCATCCGATGGTGTCGAAAAAGAGCCGCACTTCGGTTGCGGCCCAGAAATAGTTGCTGACCTCGCTGGGCAGACCGGGCGGCCGCAACGAGGCGCCGTCGCCGCCCGGGCGGACCGAGGCGGCGATCACCGAGACGAGGTCGTCGCGGTAGGACCGGAGCAGTTGCGCGACGCTCTCGGCGGTATCGGTCGCCCAGGTCAGCCCCCAGCCTTTCGGCACGAAAACGTAGACGTCGAGCCAAGCCGGGTTGCGGTAGACGTTGGCGAACCGTCCCCCACCGAACCCGACTTGCTCCCCCGAATCGACATAGAAATCCGAATAGAGGAACGGCGCCGGGGTATCCGGCAGGGCGACCGCTCCGGTGCTGTCCTCGTCCTCGTTCTGCCAGCGCAGCGGCGGCAGGCCGGCGCCGCCCTCGATGACGCTCCGCAGGGCGCCGTAAGCTTCGCTCGCGGTCGTCATGTGCGGCGGCCGATAAAGATTGCGGGGCTGCGAACCGCCTCGCCGACCATGCGCTGAGCGCGACGGCGCCGGCGGGGATTGCGCGAGGTCCGGCCGACGTGGCCCTTGGACGTGATCGCATTCGGCAGCGTCACGTAACCGAAGGTTATCTCGACCGTGGGGAAGCGGTTCGCCGCGGCGCGCGCGACCCGCTCATAGAGCCGGTTCGGCTTGCTGACGAGGAAGGCGCGGCCGGACTCGGTTTTGCCGATCTCGAGGCGCCGCGCGTAGGGAACCGGGTTCGCGATCATGACCACGGCGCCGGCGGGGATCGGGCCCGCGGCCGAGGGCTGGCCGTTGACGAAAAGGGTATGGCTGCGCCGGTAAAGCCCGCTGTCGACCGGCGAGCCGTCCTCGAGTTGCTTGATGATGACCGGCGCGACCAGCGACAGGGCGGGCGAGTATTTGAACGTGATGAGCCGCTCGGCCTGTTCCCACGACCGGCCCGGAACGTCGCCGAACGCGGTCCACGTCGAGTCCGGCTGGTCGTGCATGATCTTGGCGTGACCGGCGCGGGCGGTGGCGACGAGCAGCGCGCGGCCTTGCTTCTCGGCCTCGGCCCGCCAATCGATCACGGTCGCCCGCAGCGTTTCTAGGGCGAACGCGGGTTCGGCCATCAGCCTTTGACCGTCAGGCGATAGGCGCGCAGCGCGCCGCCGATGTTGTGGGTCCAGACATCGACAAGGCTGATCGCGAGCTCGCGGCCGGCGACAACGAGCTTGTCGCCGGTGGTGATGGGGGCGCCGAACCCCGCGGCGGTCAGATCCTCGACGCTGATGAGCGCGTGTGCGATCTGCTGCATGACGTCGCCGACCAGCGCTTCCGGCGACCCGGCCCTGTGCTGTTTGACGTGTCCGCGCGCCGGATAGTCGGTCGCGGTCCGGTTCGGCCCCGCCGGCCCGGTAAAGCGGCGGATCGTCACCGGCTCTTGCAACCGGCGCCGGTAGATGCCTTGCGCGACCGCGGGGCTCATACCGACCAATACCGATAGTAGATCAGCCCATCACAGACCCAGACCGGCGGAAGGGCGGCGTCGCCGGTCGTCGAGGCGGCCTGTGCGGCGTTGGCGTAAACCACCATCGATGCGTCAAAGACCGTTTCCGACTGAATCGACGGGTCGCGGTCCGCGGAGAAGTAGCGCGCCTGTACCCAATCGCCGGCGACCGATTGGAGGTCTGGCGGGATCGGCTCGTAACCGGCGGTATAGTCGAGGACGATCAGGCCGACCCACACGCCATCGATCAGGTAGAGCGCGCCGGTGTCCGGGTTCACGTCATAGGTCGCCGGGTCAATCGCCGTGCCCTCGACGGTGATCGTCAGCAGCGGATTGCCGCTGGTGTCGAGCGCGATCGGATATTGCCGGCAGCGCAGCGGCTTCATGAGGTCGAGGCAGACCCCGCGGTATTGGTCGCGGTAGACCTGTTGCGGGAAGAGCCGGTCGCAGTAATTCGACATCCGGGCCGAGACGTTGGCGATCATGCCGGTGAGCTTGTCGTCCTGGCTCGTATCCGCGGGATCGATCCCGAGCCGAAGCTTTGCGTCGTCGAGCGTAATCAGCCCCTGGTCATCCGCCGGCGTGATCAGCCGCGGGATCAGCACGCCGGGGTTGCTCATGATTGCAGCCGTGCGAGCAGCGGGTAGAGGTCACAGGTGACGGTCGAGCCATCCGCGGCGGCGAGCGTCAAGAGTCCGTCATCGCTCACCGTCAGCGAGGCGAGCCGCAGGCCGGGACCGGGTGCGCCGCGCTCCCCAGGCTTCCCGCGGCTTCCCTGGGAAGCCATCATTTGCCACTCGGGGCCCGGACAGGCGCCGGGTTTGTCCGATCGGGCGACGAAGCTCGATCCGTCCTTGGTGACGACATCGAGGACGGCATAGACCGCGGCCGCGTCATACGTACCGCGGGTCTGAAACGACCGGCCGTTCGTCCCGGCGAGCCCAGGAACGGCGAGGCATTGCCAATCGTCACCGGGCGGCGGTTTGCCGGTATCGCGGACCGCCTGCCATGTCGCGCCGCCGTGCACCACGACGACGCCGGCATAATGCACCTCGTCGGCCCAACTACGGGCCTGCGGGAAGCGCGCGGCCGGCGCCGGGGCGGCCTTGAGCGCCCGGACTTCCTCAAGGGCGCGCGTGCCGAGTCCCACGGCAACCGCGAGAGATTGCCAGATCGTGTATCGCGGAGTCGGAACACCGTCAGTCATGCGGCGAGCAACAGCAGGAATTCATTGTCATAGCCGGTTGCCTCCCCCGTAGCCGCGCCGCCGGCGAGGCGAGCGACCGTCAGCGGCAGGACCGCACCGCGCGCCGCCGCATCGATACCCGGGCGGCCCGGTCGCAGGGACACGAACAGTTCGAGGTAAGCGCCGGGAGCGACCGCATCTTGCCGGCGCGGCGCCGCGCCGCCGATGACGACGGTAATCTGGCTCTCGCCGCTCGCCGCACCCGGAACGAATGCCAGATCGAGCCCGAGGGCTGCGCCGGCCGCGACGGCGCCGGCGTCCGGCAATTGGCCGAGCGCCCATCGCCCGAGCGGCCCCGGACCGCTTGTAGCCGCCGCAGCCGGGGCAACGGTCGGCAGGGCGCCGCCGAGCGCCGAGGTGCCGAGCGGTCCGCCGCCGAGCATCAGGCGCGCGCCTCTAGCGCGGCAACCCGCGCTTCGAGCTCGTTGATGGCGTCGGCAACGGTCCGATCCGCCTCTTGCGGCATCAGCAGGGCGCCGCCGCCCACGTTGATGACCAACGGCCCGGTCATGGTATCGCCGCCGCGCTGGACCCACGGCGCGCCGGCGAGGTCCGCGGCCAGGACGGTGATAAAGACCTGTGCCGCGCCGCTTAGCGGGATCGGCGAGGTATTGCCGGCGCCGGTGCTGCGGTAGACCGAGCGCGTCAGCGTCAAGGCCGCCGCGTTGTACGTCCCGGCGCCGGTTTCGCTCTGACCCGCGTCGGCGATGCCGTAGGAGACAACCGCGCCATCGGGCACCCCGGCCGAAGCAAAATTGAGATAACCGCTAACCGGCGGGCCGAGCGTCAGCGTCCCGGTCCCGACCGTTGGCGTCGTGACGCGGCAGAGGTCGAAAAGCTGGTTCACGTCGCGTTGTGGATCGTGACGGTTGAGGCTTGGAGGGTGAACGCGCCATTGAGCGACGTCACCATCCCGCCAAAGTCGATATAGGCGACGAGTGCTTGGTTGCTGGCGCTGTAGTAGACGGCGCCCGTTGCGCTGATCGTTGAGGCGGGCCACGCCACCGAGCCCAGCACGATATCCGTCTGGGCTGCGCCGGCGTCGTTGACGGTGACCGGCGCGGCTAGCCCGCCGGCGGTATAGCCGGCCCCGGTGACTTCGCCGGTGACGTCGCTCACCGTATTGTGGAGCCCCTTGTTCGGGCTGTAACCGCTGACGAGCATCGCCTTGAAGCTACCGGACGCGAAAGGGATCGTGCCCGCGGCCATGCCGTCGACCATTGCGTCGTAGATGAGGCTAGGCAACGTTCCGCTCGATTTCGAGGATGCGGCCCCGGTCGTCGTGTTTGGTGACGCGCGTCCGCTCGACGCTGCGGACCGGCGTCGGCACGGTGACGTTGATAACCGGCGCCGGCGGGGCGATCACCGGCGCCTCGGCGAGCATCGACGCGCCGCGGCTGATGAGGTGCGCGAGGTCGTCCGGCGCATAGGGATCAACACCGGGCGGCCCTGACGGCCCCTGGATGCCCTCAACGCCGGCGGGGCCCTCTACACCCCGCTCGCCCGCTTCCCCCTGCTCGCCGCGCTCGCCCGCGGCCCCTGGCTGGCCTTGTTCGCCGGCCGGTCCGGGTTCGCCGTCCTTGAGTTCGGCAATCCGCGCCGTCACGGCCTCGTTTAGCGTTCCGACCTCGGCGACAAGCTCGCGGATCGTCCGATCGAGCATCGCCTTTGTGTCGTCCTCGATCTTTCGCGCGATGCCGCCGAGTTCGGCGGCCAGGACTTCAAGCGGCGAGGTCGTCATAAGCTGATGAGCCATAGGCGGCGCGGAAGGCGCGCAGGGCGTTTTGTCCGGCATTGGGTTCGTTCGGTTCGTTCGGCTCGTTCGGGTCGTTCGGGTCCGGCTCGGGCTCGTTCGGCGCCGGCGATGGTGGCGACCCCGCCGGCGCCGGTGGCGGCGGTTGCATGTTGGCGCCGTAGCTCAGCGGAACGACCTGCTGCTGAACCCGCGGCATCGCGCCGTAGCCGTTGGCGACCGCGGACAGGTCTTCCTCGGCGCGCGCCTCGTCGGGCGCATAGATGCCGCTGATGACGGCTCGCGCCAGCCCCTCGATCCGATCCTTGAACGCGGACCGCAACAGCGCCCGCGTGTTGAATTCGAGATATTCGGTCGGCTGGCCGGCGAGGTTGAACAATTGCCCGAACGCTTCCTCAAGATGGTTGAGCGTGAAGCCGAGGCCATTCGCGATCCACTGTTGCATCAGCAGTTCGGTCGAGGCGTAGGGCGTGCCGCCGATCCCGAGGATGGCGAGTGGAACCCGCAGCGCAACCGCAACCGCCTGATCGTTCATCTTGAGCAGGTCGGCCAGCAACCCGTCGTTCGCGGTCCCCGTTAGGGTATGGGCCTTGAGGCCGTGCGTCAGGATCGGCGTCTTCCCGGCGTTTTCCCCGGTCGTTCGTTGTTCCCACTTCTCGCGTAGCTGGTCGACCTCCGCTTCCTTGATCGGAAGGTCGGTTTCGAGAATGTAGGACGGGCGCGCTTGGTTCAGGTAATAGGCGATCTGCTGATTGAGCGCCGCCCCGGAGAGCGCGAGTTCGAGCGTCGCCGCGAGGATCGGTGACACGCCTTTGAGCGGATGCGTCGGGGTATTCAGCCGGACGTGCAGAACATCGCGGGCGGGTATCGGATCGGTGAAGTCGATTCGCTGTTGGAGCACCTGATTTCCGTACACGCTGTAGAAAACCGAGCCATCTTCGCCGAGCATGGCGAGGCCCCGGCGCATCAGGTGAAGCTCGATGATTTCGGCGCGGTTGTTGCGGATCGCGACGGCGAACGCCTCGCCGTTTTCGTAAAGGCGGCGGACGAGGTTTAAGAGGAAATCCGAAATGCTCTGGTAGTCGTTCGGCGCTTGCAGAATCCGGCACAAGGCCGAATTCGTGACCCGATCCCGCCCGCCATCACCGCGCGCCCGCCAATGGTCGCCCGGGCACATTGCGACGGTTTGGGCATAGGCGGACACGCACGCCTCGACGATCGCCGAGCTTTGCCCGCCCGGGAGCGCGGTATAGCCCGCCTGCCACCAATTCATCAGGCGGCCCGCCGAGGCCGGCAACCACGACCCGTCGGTGAAAAAGTAAGGCCCCGGACGATACTGGCCTTCCGGGGCCCTGGTCAGCCATCCCGCGACGCGGGTCAACCAATTCGCCATCTATCGCGTCTCGTAACCGCGGCTTGGCTTGGCTTCCATATCGCGGCGCTTTGGCGGCCGGTAGCCGGCGGGCTTTTTGCGCGGCGAGACTGCCGGCGGGCCCGCGCGGTCCTTTTCGCCGGCGGGTTTTGGCTTATTCATGGCGATGATGGCCGCGCGCTACTGGCTCTCGCGCCGCCGCAATCTCGACCGCGTTACTCTGCGGCGCCGTCGTCGAGCCGGTGCCGTTGGTGGCGGTGACAACGCAGGCGAGCGATTTGCCGACGTCGGCCGCAACCGCCGTGTAGTCGCTGCTGTCCGTGCCGACCGGGGCGCCGTCGCGCTGCCACTGGTAAGCGTAGCTGGTCGGCTCGTTCGTCCAGTTGCCCATTGTGCAGGACAGGACTTCGCCGACCGCGCCGTTGCCGGTCACAACCGGGATATCATCGCAAATCGGGACGGTGATCCCGCTCGACGCCAGGGAGAGGGCGTCGGCGTGTTCCTGACCCGGCCAAGGTGCGAGCGTTTCGTCTGCCATGTGGTTTCTCCGTTCAAGGTAAGAGCGAGGCCCCGAAAGGCCCCGCCCCTACTAACGTGCGGCTTAGGGTAGTGCCCAATTCGCCCCGGTGATCGTTTGCACCATCCCGGTCCGGCGCATCGCCCAGGTGAGGTTGGCGAGCATCCGGAGCGCGATTTGCCCAGTTTGGAACATCGATTGAACCGGCGCCGCGACGGTCGGCGGCGAACCCGGCGTGCCGATGTTCAACGGCGTCGTGTCCTCCATGTGCAGCGTGGCGAATTCGGAGGTTTCGAAGTTGAGGCCGCCCGAGACGCTGGCGAGGTCGCGCGCATCGATCATGACGAGCGTTCCCGCCGGGATGTTCGTGCTTTCGAGGATCGTCATCCGCTGGGTGATGGCCGATGTCCAGCCGAACGCCCCCGGCACGACCGGGCCCGGCACGTTCGCCATGTTCAAGCCCTCGCGGGGGTTGATGAACAGCAGCAAATCCCGGCCCGCGTTTTGGGCATAGAAGGCGCCCGCCAAGGCCGTGATGTCCTTGATGATCGCGGTTGCGCCGCCGCCGGTAGCCGCGGTGATCGCCACGACCCCGTTGGTGAGGCCCGCCGGCCGGATCACACTCGCCGCCACATTGTCGATAAACAACCCGTCGACAATGATGCTGGTGTCGGTTCGGATAGCGTCCTGAAGCACGCCCTCGATTTGCGGGTTCGAATACGCCGCGACTTCGCGGCTGAAGACGGTCAACACGCCGACCTTGTGAGGCGTCAGCGAAATTGACGAGGTGCCGAGCCGGCGAACCGGGATCGGGGCACCTTCCGCGACGAAGCTTCCGCCGACCGATGGCGTCGCCGCGCGTGACGGGATTTTGATAATCCCGGCATTCTGGCCAAAGGTCAGTTGCACTCCGTGCGGCGCGGCGCGCAGGAAGATCGAATCCGGCGAGAGCAAGTCGAGGAACCCTTCATAAGCCGTCTCGACAAGCTCGGAGGCCCAACCGGCGACCGTCGTCGTTGCCCCGGTCATCGCCGCGCGGGTGACAACCCCAGTTGCCTCGTCGTCGTTGTAGCGGTCGCGAAGCACCTGATCGACCGAGCGGCCGCGGACGTGCGCTGTCACGCTGCAAACGGCGGCGCGGATGACCAGATCGCCGATCGTCACTTTCTTGACCGGCACGCCAAACGGCGCCCGGGTCGAGCGCACGGCCGGGGCCGGCAGGTCTTCGGTGCTGGTCGTATTCCCGGCGCCCGGTCCGAGCGCCTTTTCCGTGCGCTTGAGGCTGACGAGCCGCGTTTCGGCTTGGTCGATTTCGGCGGTGAAAAGGTCCGCCGCCTCGCTGTCGTGGTCGGGATCGCGGGTAAGCTCCGCGAGGCCGTCGCGGGCGGCATTCAGGCGTGCTTGGGTTTCCTCAATCTGTCGGCTGATGGGCGTCGGCATTGGATTTCCCCCAGATTTGGGGTGATTTGGGGCAGACCTGCCGGTAGTCGTGACCTCCCGCGTCGTTGCGGACCCGCGGCCGAAAACGAGAGATTGCGTTTCACGTGAAATCCCGAGCTCGCGCGCGACGGCGAGCGAGTTGGGGTTAGCCGGAATCGAGACAACCGAGCATTCGACAAGCTCGGATTTCGTGTAGCGCCACGCGTCATAGGGTTGCTTCGGATCGATCGGCTCATGTTCGAGGCCGAGAAACCCGACCGAGGTCGCGCGCAGGACGTCTTGCCGAACGAGGCTGATAATCTCGTCGACCCGCGGCGACGTTCCCGGCTCGGCCGGTTCGAGGTCGCCGAGCAACTGGCCCTTGTCGACCCGGACGTTTGACCACGTGCCGATCGGGAACGAGGCTTGGTGACCGAACAGCGCCACCGGGTTGCGGCGGAAATTGTCGAGTTGCCAGCCGGTCGGCTCGATGATGTCGCCGTAGCGGTCGACCGTCGCATCCGAGAGCACGAACGACAGCCCGCCGGCGACCTTGCCGGTGTTCAGCTTGCGAACAATCTTCGTCATGTCAGCCCACCATTCCCAGCACGTGGTATTGCTCCGCGTAGGCAGCGGCGACGCCGCGGGCCATCGCCAAGGCAACCATCCCGTCAATCCGTCCCGAGGATTTGTCCTTGGCGAGCTTGCGGTTTCCCGCCGGGTCGCTCTGAACGACCGCGTTCACGGCGCACATTTTCAACACCGGGTGATCGCCGTGCGCGACGAGGCCGTTCAACAGGTCGCTTTCGAGCGCGCGCAAGGCCGGCGACATGGAACCGTAGCCCTGGCCGAATTCCTCGAAGTGCTCGTCGACCTCGTATTCGCCAAACCCGGCCTTGATGAGCCACGGCCGCAGCGTCTTCCAACCCCAGCTATCAAACCCGATCTTTCGGATATCGAGGCGATCGAACAGCGCGCGCAGGTAATGGGCGACCCACTCATATTCGATCGCTCGACCGGGCGCGGTTTCGAGGTAGCCGGCGCGGGCCCAGGCGTCATAGGGGACGCGATCGGCGCGAGCCTTGTCCGCCAGCCCGTCCCCCGGTAGCCAGAATGTCGGCAGAACCTGCCACACCCCGTCGAGGTCGCCGATCAGCACCAGGGCGGTAAGGTCGCGCGCCGACGAGAGGTCGAGGCCGCCATAGATCGGCATCCCCTCCAACGACGCCGGCGCGGCCTTGCAGCGGGCCCAGACGCCGGCCGAGACGAAGGGCGAGCTTGCCTCGACCCGCTGGTTGAGGATCAGGTTCCGATATTGCGCTTCTTTCGCCGGCATCCGCTCGGCGTCGCGGGCTTGGGCGCGAACCTCGCGGGCGTTGAGGAAGTCGCCATAGGCCGGGTTGGCGGCCTTGATCGCCGCCACCGAGAACGGGTCGGCCTCGGGGTCCGCGGTGTAGAGCGAGACGACGACGCGCGGATCGTGACCGGCCAAGGCGTCATCAATGAGGACCGACAGCAAGTCGCTATCCGTCGCCGCCTGGGTCGAGATGATGATCGAAAGCGGGTTTTCCTGCGCGCCGGTGGCGGTTTCCATCGCCTCGTAAAGCGCGCTCCGCGGACCCCTGACCTGCGCCAATTCGTCATGGACGATGAAGACCGGCGACAGGCCATAAGCCGTTGTGGCCTCGGCCGACAGCGCCCGGTAAACGGTGCCCAATTCGGGACAATAAAGCTGCTTTGCCGTCTCGCGGATGCCGATCACCGCGTGCAGTTCCGGCGACGCCCGGACTATTTTCGCCGCGAGCTCGAACAGGATCGCCGCCTGCGCTCGGCTTTGCGCGGTGCTGTAAAGCTGGGAATTCGCCTTGGCCTCGGGACCGCAGAGGTGCAGCAAAAGCAGGAAGCTGGCGAGCGCGGTTTTGCCGTTCTTACGGCCAAAGGAGAGGATCGCGCGGCGCGTCCCGGCCGGATTGTCATATATCCGGTGCAGTTCCTTTTTCTGCCACGGCCGAAGCTTGAGCGGGCGGCCGCCGTGCGCGCCCTCTGGCACGCGGCAATATTCCTCAATCCACCAAATGGCCCGATGGCCGCGGCTACGAAAACGCAACTACACTTCCCACGGCCTCGGGCCCTTGGCGGCGTTCGCCGCGGCGGTATGCGCGGCCCGGTGCCCGTAGCGGCTTTGGTTGGTCAAGCGCAGCGATCGGGCCATCGACATTGCGGCTCGCGTCTCGACCTCGCGGATGCGGGACAGCGCTTGATACTGCTTCACGCCCTCGCTGTTCTTCAGCCACTCCGGGTTAAAGCGGTCGATAACGGCCGAAACGTTCTCCGCGGCCTCCCGGTGGCGGCAATAGTCCGCGAGCAAGCCGCGCTGCGCCGCCGTGGCGAAGAACTCGACCGGCTCGGATGCCGCCGTCTCGCGCCATATCTCGGCCTGCCGCGCGGTCAGTTCCGCGGGCGGCTCCGGTCGCTTGCCGAACTCCCCGACGATGACGGTGGCTTGCGCTGCCGGTGATTTGCGTCCGTGTTGCCGCATCTAACCCTCCGCGACCATCGCCCGACCCGCGGCAACCGGCGGACGTCCTCCCGCCACTGTCCCGGCACTTCCGACAACCTCGATTATCCTTGCTCGGGCGTTTGCGGCTGGTCGCATGGGGGTTACGGCCGGTTAACGGAGAAAATG